GATGTATTTGCAGACGACTTGAATACCGCATATGTCGAGCGCAGACACAATGTGGAGAACCCCGGAGAGAGAACTCCTATATTGAGCGAGGGATTTGTCTGTGCACTTTCAAAGACCCGCCGGTATAAGTTCATCCGCCGTCAGGAATTCTCTCGATATAATTTTTCGGATGAGTACGTCAAAGGTTGGAGTAACGAATGATTAATTTTGAAGAGCTTGATGAAGGCCTGACCATTGCCGGTCGCCGGAAGCGGGCCAGAACTGCCACCCGCAACAAAGCCAAGCTCAAGCACGCTCGTAAGCGTTCCAGTCGAAAGACGGCTCCTATGCAGACGATCCTCAAACGAGCCATGAGACGTGCCAGAAACTCCGTGGCGAGCAATCTATTGGTCGGGCGCAAGAAGTCCACCCTGAGTGCAACCAGCAAGTCCGGTCTTGAGAAGCGTATCGGTGACCGTAAGGGTCTGGTCCAGCAAAAATTCCGAAGAGCAATTCCAAAGGTCCGGTCGGATGACCGGAAGCGCAAATAATGCGGTCATTCCGCCGATTTGTTAAAGATCGCCCGATCACCCCGGATCGAGGCGTTGTTCTTACGTGGGGGAGATATAATCCTCCTACGATTGGTCATGAAACCGTTTTTAATGAGGCTGCCCGTACCGCAAACGATAATGGATATTCCCTGCGCATCATGGCGACACATAGTCACGATGCAAAGAAGAATCCGCTTGTGTACGAAGACAAGATCGAATACATCAAATCACTCTTCCCTAGATATCGTGACTATGTGCACGAGTCCGCCCACAATGATCTGATCAAGGTGGTCGAGGAACTGAATTCGTCATATCAAAACATCATATTGATCGCAGGTGCTGACCGTTTGGCCGAGTATACAACTCTGCTAAATAAGTACAACGGCACGCTGTATACATACGATACTATATCTGTGATTTCATCAGGAGACCGGGACCCGGAATCTGATGGCGTGAGCGGAGTGTCCGCTAGCGGAATGCGTCAGCATTGTGCGGAGGGCAACTTCCAGAAATTTACTACTGGCCTTCCTCGAAGCACCGCACCAGACCTTGCCCGATCTCTATTTGAATCGGTTCGATCTGGAATGGGCGTCAAGGGGAAGCTATCCATCGATTTGGATAGGACGGATGCCCGGGAGAAATTCTATTCCGGCGAACTTGTGTCAGAGGGCGATATTGTTCGTAAACTAGGTGAATCCTCCACCCTTGGAGTTATCATGTCAGTTGGTCCGAATTATGTCATTGTAGAATCACACGGGACCCGGTCACGACACTGGGCCAAAGATATTGAGCGAATTGATGCATCACATGAACACGGTAGAACATAAAGCTGGCCTTTGGGAAGTTTTGTGGGAGCACAACATAGGCGGTCTTGCGCTGGTCGCTGAGGATGGGACATTCATCCGAGCAAATCCAGCATTCTGTAAGATCGTAGAATTTTCTGAGCCGGAGCTGCAGGCACAATCGTTCAGAGGAATTACTGTTCCGATGGACGCCGACATTGATACACAGCTGGCCGATGATGTTATAGCAGGCAAGTTGAAATCATATGACATGGTCAAGTCGTATATCACGAAAACCAATCGAGTTGTATGGGTCCATCTGAGAGTGGTTCCCATGATGGTGGACGATAAATTTAGCTATTTCGTCTCGCAGGTGTTCGAAGTCCCGGTGTCGATTGTCCGGCAAATGGATATCGACATGCAGACGCCGAAATATCGGCCAGTTATTAACTGGGATGCTATTATCAAATATGGCCCGCTGGTTGCGTTTGGTATCTTCGGCGGAATTGCTGGTGTTGGCTATATCCTGAATGCTCTTGGCGTTGCGTTCGGCTAACCATAAATACAAAGATAGAGGAATTACACCGACATGCAAAAAATCGAAAACCAGACCGCACTGACGCCAAGCATGGCAGTATTTGCGGAAGTATCAAGCATCCAGAACGGTGTTTATACGGTCGAGTATTACAAGGCCAATCAGGAGCTGATTCCAATGGTTCCGATCCGCCAACGTCTTATGACCGAGGAGACCTACAAGAAGCTTGTCGGTAAAGAGAATGCGGCTGATGCCGATCCTCGCCAATCAGATCGTGCAGATACCGATGTTGAATTCGGTCGCAGCTCCGATATGGATTCCGATGTCAAGGTCGGCCTCAAGGCAAAGCGGGCCGTCATTAAGCGAGCCGAAAAAGATGATACGAAGCCGGACCAGAAGGTCACGAAACAAGCAACCCTCCCGAAGCATGTCACGACTGGCAAAGGTGCATTCGCAGAGGCGAATGACCATAGCACATACACATGGCAGGCTATTGTACAGGCCGCATTCGAGGCCGGATTGCTAGAGGACCAAGTTCGGGACCTGCAGCGAGAGCTTGATGGGAACGAATTCTCAGAATCGGCTCAAAAAAAAAGTCTATAGTTGAGGGTCCGGACGATCTCGATGAGATCGAAGGCGATCCTTCAACCACCGGTGATGTGGATGGAGACATCCAAGCAACCAAGGGTGCAATGACAGGCCAAGAGACTGGTGGCGAGCCTCGCAAGAATGAGGTATATCCGGGCATGTCTCTCGAAGAGCTTGACAATGCAACCAAGGCCATTCCGGGAAGCCAATCCGAAAGGATTGAGGCTATCCGGCGTGGCATCAAAATTGCCATCGTCCGGACACAGAATGGCAAGGTTACCAAGGTAATCCCATCGACTGTTCTGGGCACGGAATATTCGTCCGGAACAACTACCGCAAAAGTGGCTGTTGGAAAGGATCACTATCCAATCAGGATCGTGAAAGACCCGGGAGTTGTCTTCCTCCGTCGAGGAGCAAAGTCCGGCAAATATTATTTCATCGATGACGCTGGCCATGAGGGTCGAGTTGCCAAGGTGAATTTTGTAAATAGCGAACGAGGAAAATCGTAATGGCTCACAAGGCACCCCAATACCAACAAGACGCAGTCATGGACTCCCTTGGCTGGCGTCACCCAAAGACCGGTGAACTGCTGGTCGCACGCCGGTTCAGTAATGCGGAAATCGCAGAATTCTATCGGGCCAAAAAGGCTGGATATGAAGTCATCCAAGATGACGATGCATCAAAGCTTGCGGAATTGAACGCAACTCCTATTGGTGCGAGAGTGTCTGATGTTGCGGACGAGCTGACCCCAATTCGTGGGTTTCCGGCGCATATTCATTTTGCCGGTGGAAATGATCCAGACGGCACCGGCCTTGACGCTGACGCAGTGGCTGGTGACGATGCTGGCGGCATTCATGATGCGGAACTGGACGGTCTCCACCTAGACGCATTCGCCCCGCCTGCCGTTTCCATGGCTTCGCTCGAAGAGCAGACCAAGGATGACATCGCAGAATGGGCACTGACGACACATGGCCTCAAGGTCTCTGTCAACAAGAGCAAAGAAAAGATGATTGCGCAGATTGAGACGTATCTCGACTCTGATAAATAAAGCAGGACCACTGCTTTATTCATTCGAGGATCATGATGCATTTATTCGATATTCTTACTACCAAGAACTTTGAGCATTATGCTCTTCGTAATTATAACAACCCACAGTGCATTGAGATCGAGGAGTTCTACGAAGACCTCAATCGATTTAAGTACATCAAGAAGTTGCTCAATAGATACCTCTCCCGAGGAGAACTGAGTACCCGGCTAATTCGGAACCATATCATTGTCCTGTACAATGTATTTGGAATCGGACCAACCATCCGAATGCTGAAATTCAAAATGGATGATGAGCATTGGCCGGTACTTAAACCATTTCTGATAGACCTTGGTCTAATTGATTATACAGAATTTTCGCACATCAAGTTGGATGCCAACATAGTACAGGTTTTGAGGAACGATGTTTAACAAACTACCAGACGAGATTGCTACCGCCTACATGAAGTCACTTTCAGAGGCCGTATCGAACAACCAGTTGACTGGTCTACCGCTTGTGTCGGCGCTCAAGACCGCTACGATGTCTCGCTGGTATGAGCTTATCAATAAGTTTCAAACCCAGACCGCCAAATACGATCCGGCTCCGTCTCAACCAGACCGAAACGGCTGGACCATCTTCAAGATGACCCCGGGGAACGATGTTCGTGATCAGGCATTCGAGTCCATTGTCAAGATGGGTTCCGATCTTGCATCCGATCTCAACAAGCTCTATGGCAAGGACGCCTTCGAGCCCAAGATCACCCGTGGGGACGGCAGTATTGAAGTTCTGGTAGCATTCCTCGGAAAACCCGGCGGCGTCTTTCAGGCGAAGGCACAGCCGCAGGAAGGGCATACTCAGATCATCTTGACCCGCCCGGACGAGAAGCAGCTCGAACTTGCATACTCGAAAATGACAGATACGCCACACCCAGATGATGGCGGCGATGGCCTTGGCCAGCTTGATAACGAATTTGATGACGAGCCGGTCGCCGGTGAAGGCGAAGACGGCACGGGAATTCAGCCAGACTACAATCCCGAATATGACGTTGCGAGTGAAGTCAACCCAGACGAAGAGGGTGGCGATCCATTCGATGACGTCTCCGAAGAAGACGCCGATGCAGCATTCGATGACGAGCGCCGTGCAAGAGGCCGTAATGAATCGGTCGAGCTTGATGAGATGCGCCGGAATGGTTCGGATGATGCGGAAAAAGAAGAGACCGTAGATCAGAACGAGCCTATCCGTCACGAGGGCTATCGCATCCGAGCAAAATATGTATACTCGGTCGGCGACAAGATTCAAAACGAGACCATCGTATTTGACGACAAGTTCGTGCCCGCCAGCTGGATGGAAGGTCGCCCATGGCGTTCAATGCCATCCGAGAGCATTTCGTTCTGGGCACGCAGCCAGCCACAACATAATGAGATTTCTGATCGCCAACGTGATCCACTATTCCATCGCCCGATGTGGCGATTGGTTGCGGTGGCCGCCCTTGCCAATGATCTCCATATTGCAAACGAGGCTGCTATCACAGAAGCCGGACAATATGCAAAGGTCTGGAAGAACCGCAAAGTCATTCACACGATTGAGCTTGAGGGTGAAAGCCGTTCGGAGCGCAGGGCGCACCTCAAAGAAATTCAAGCATCATACCCTCGATCCGAGGGCTATACAGTCGTGGCCGAAGCGACAACCGTACAGAAGCTACAGGTCATCGGCACTGATCCACAATCGGATGTCGAGTCTACCCAGACATTCGAATTGAATGCCGAGGGTGCCGCAAAGCAATTCGCAAAGAACCTACAGAACAAGGGCTTCAAGGGAGTTCGCATTGCAACCATCAATGTCGAGCCAGCGAATGAGAGCCTGACAGGCCGTGGCGCAGAAGGCGCCATCCGCAGGGCTGCTGACAAGATCAGACGAACCGGTGAACGTGCTCCATACCAAGGGCGCCCGAAGTATGGCCCAGAGTCTGGTGGCCCAGAAGTTGGTGATGACGAAGACCTCGATCAGCCAGCCAAGGACGCCGATAAAAAGACCCCGGTCAAAGAATTCTTTGGCAACAAAAAGGGTGGTGCTCTCGGGCGGGCGAAGAAAGTCCTGTCAAAGGCGTTCAATGCAAACAAGGTCCGTGGTAATGTAAGCGATCTGAAATTCGTGGTGGCGAAGCCGCTCGATTGGGCCGTTGATGTCCTCGACTCGGTCGCAGATATTGTGGCGGATGCTAGCATCTCTGATGGTAATGGCGCTGGCGGTATTTATTCGGTGCATTGGCATGACGGCGAATATTTTGTTCACATCGGCGTGAACAAAATTGGCAACAACAAAACCCGCTGGCGCATCACGGCTGACCATGATCCAGATGAGGATGATGACTCGGACGATGAGCATCTGTCTGAGCTTGGCGAAGCCGTCAAGATGCCGGAGGGTATGACGAAGATGGACTATGATGAAATCTTCCGGGCTATTAAGGAGCTTGCGATGGATGAGGGTATGTTCGATGATAATAATCGGGATGTCAATCGCATCATATATATGTTCATTCAGGAATATGGTATGCGCATTCTTGCCCGCAAGATGAAGCGTGCGGATGCAGTCGCAACCCTTGCGGAATTCATTGCAACATACAATCCTATTGACCACATCGGCTCCGCCAGTGATGCATTGCCAGAGCCAACCAATGAAGAGGCCGGTGCACCCACAGTATCAGTCACGAATGCTACTGATGCAACCGTGTCCGCACCGGACGCCAAATCCGTTAAGAAGAAGAAGAAAAAGGATGACGGCGACTGCCCACATGATGCAGTTGTGGAAACCTTGTCATATACGGACATAACTGTTCGGGGATGGACGGGGAATATCTTTGTATAAGATCGCCGAATTCTTCACATCAAAATGGCAGCTGCTGTTGATGATAGGCGGCGGCATCGCCGCAGCAATTGGGCTGTACTTTGCGGCCATTATGTGGTATGATGCACAAATAGATGAAGCATACCAGTCTGGCCGAACAGCCGCCATATCGGAATGCAATACTGTCCAGCTAGAAACCGATCTAGCCGAGGCTGTTGCAGCAAGCGAAGCACTCGAAAAGCGTTTTGGTGTTGTATCAACTGAGCTTGCATCTCAACAAGCCGAGAATGTGAGCCAGACCAGATTTATCGCAACACTGGAAACTCGTATATCCGGGTTTGCGGATGGTGCGGCGAGTCCCCGTTCAATCGAGCTGGTAAGAATTCTGTCAGAGCGAGCGGCTCAATATCACCCAGCCGAGGTGCCCTCCGATGAATAAAATCGTCGTGGCCCTCTTGATTGCATTCTCGATATCCGGATGTGCATCGCTGGACGACCTTCGAGATAAGAGTGCGGCATTCATCGAAACCGACGCCCGGGCAACCCGCCCGGACAGGGTTCTGCGCATTCCCCAATATATTCCAATTCCGGATGAGTTCGTTGCGGCTTCGGCGTGCCCACCCCCAACAATGCTCTCGCCCCAAAGAATTTCAGAATTGATCTGGCAAAGCGAAATCGACACTGAATTCACGGCAGCACTTTTCTCCAACAATGAAACGTGTTTCTTGAATGCCCAGCGCATCCGCCGATACAATGCAACCATGATCGAACAACACACACCCGAGGACAAATCCAATGACTAAGACATACCATTCAACCGGCGCTGCTGCAGCTGCCGTCCTTTCGGGTGGCGGGCCAGATTCCGTCGATATTGATGACATCATCTCAGAAGACATCGAGCCAGAAGTATACGGCGGGCGCAAGCTCATTGACGAGGACGGCGATTTCCAACGGTCGGTCATTCAGAAACTTTTCATGGCCATGGATACGATCAAGAATGGTGGATCACTATCCCCATCTGATATCACGATCCTGTCTAGAGAGCTTCTCCGCTGGCACAATAAATCCCGGCGCTAACTTCTGCTGAATAAGCGCTTTACACTTCGGGTGGATGATGGTATCATCCACCCTATATTTTTCAATTAACATATAAGGTATCAGAATGACGAAAGATAGTATCTTCGTCGTCAAACGTGACGGCGTGCGTGAACCATTCAGCCCGGACAAGATTCACAAGGTGCTGGAATGGGCTGTTGACGGCGTGACGGGTGTATCCGTTTCGGAGATTGAATTGCGGGCCAACCTGCAGCTATATGACGGCATTAAATCCACCGACATTCACCAGCTCATGATCAAGTCAGCCGCCGAGCTGATCAACGAATCCACCCCAAATTATCAATGGGTCGCCGCTCGCCTTATCAGCTACAAGCTGCGCAAGGAAGTTTATGGTGGTCACACCCCGTGGAAGCTCTCGACAATCGTCGGCGTGAACATTGCGGCTGGTGTCTACAATCCAGAAATCCTCGAATATTATTCTGAGGATGAGCTTGATCATATTGATGGGTTCATCAAACATGATCGGGATGACGACATTGCATATGCCGGTATGGAGCAGATGCAAGGAAAGTATCTCGTACAGGATCGCTCTACTGGGCAAATATATGAGACGCCCCAGATCGTCTATATCATGGTTGCAGCAACCCTCTTCATGAAAGAGCCAAAGGAAAAGCGCATGGCGCTGATCCGCCAATATTATGAGAACACCAGCCAGTTCCAAATCTCACTACCCACGCCTATCATGGCGGGCGTCCGGACACCATCAAAACAATTCTCATCATGTGTCCTCATCGAATGTGACGATAGCTTGGATTCCATCACCGGTGCCACGACATCCATCATCACATATGTTGCCAAGAAGGCCGGTATCGGTATTGGTGCCGGAGCGATCCGTGGTGCTGGCTCGAAAGTCGGCGCCGGGCAGGTTCGTCACACCGGTGTGACCCCATTCTTCCGACTGTTCCAGAATGCCATCAAGTCCTGTTCACAGGGCGGCGTGCGTGGTGGCGCCGGGACTGTTCATACCATGATTTGGCATCAAGAGATCAAGGATATTCTTGTCCTCAAGAATAACAAGGGGACCGAGGAGACCCGGGTCAGGCAGGTTGATTACTCGATCCAAATCAACAAGCTTTTCTATGAGAGATTGCTTGCAGATGCCGACATCACCCTATTCTCGCCGCATGATGTTCCGGGACTGTATGATGCATTCTTTGCGGAAGATCAATCACTGTTCCGTAACCTGTACACCAAATACGAAAAAATGCGCAGTATTCCAAAGACCGTTGTGAAGGCGGCTGACCTGTTCGGGAGCCTTGTTCGAGAGCGCCGGGAAACTGGACGCATCTACATCATGAATGTGGACAATGTGAATGAACAGGGAATGTTCCACGAGCCCGTCCGTATGTCAAATCTATGTCAGGAAATTGCGCTGCCGACTTCCCCGGTCAGTACGGCTCACCCAGAGAATGGCGAGATTGCGCTGTGCACCCTATCAGCACAGAACTTCGGCCTGTTGGATAAGCCAAGCGATCTAGAGGCACCCTGCAGGCTCGCCGTGCGTGCGCTGGATAATCTCCTAGATTATCAGGAGTATCCTCTTGTGGCGGCTCGTAACTCAGTCGAGAAGCATCGTCCGCTTGGGGTTGGCGTGATCAATCTCGCATACTTCCTTGCAAAGCGAGGCCTGAAATATAATTTGGATGCATGCCCGGAAGTCCACCGATACGCAGAGGCTATGGCGTTCTATCTGATCAAGGCATCCGTTGATTTGGCAGAAGAGCGTGGACCAGCCGCACCGAGCCATTATAGCGACGGGCAATTCCCACACGAGCGATCCCGCAAGTGCATCATTGATGTCCCGCTGGAAATGGATTGGGAAGGCCTTCGCCCCCGGATGATCAAATACGGTATCCGGAATAATGCCCTGATGGCCGGGATGCCCGCCGAGACATCTGCCCAAATCCCGGGCGCCACAAACGGTATGGAGCCGATCCCGGCTCTTGTCACATATAAGCAGTCCAAGGATGGCAAGCTTGCACAAGTCGCTCCCGCTATCCTACACACCAAGAATAAGTACGATATGAAATGGGAACAACAGACGCCAGAAGGCTATCTGCAGATTATGTCAATCTTCTCCCGGTTCTTTGATCAATCAATATCGGTCAACACTTCATACAACCCCGCAAACTTTCCTAATGGAGAGATTCCGGAGTCTCAAGTTGTCCGTGACATCCTGACAGGATACAAGATGGGTCTCAAGAACTATTATTACGACAACACATATGTTGAAAGCGGCGACGGCCAATCTGTGGAAGACGAAGCTGATTGTGACTCCTGTTCGATCTAAAGGATACTGTAAATCATGAGTATATTCAAACGACCAAAGCATTCACACATGAAGCAGCCGATGTTCTTCGGCGAGCGTGTGGCGATTGCTCGATATGACGAAATGAAGTATCCATCTATCGACAAACAGACGGATCAGATGCTATCATTCTTCTGGCGCCCCCAAGAAATCGATCTATCAAAGGACAAGCTTGACTTCGATAGACTGACTGATAACGAGCAGCATATCTTCACCGCCAATCTAAAGCGGCAAATCCTGTTGGACTCGATCCAAGGGCGTGGCATCACAGAAGCCCTAACCCCGATCACAAGTCTACCAGAGATCGAGGTTGCGACCGTGTTTTGGGAGGCCATGGAGACGATCCATTCTCGGTCATATACCCACATCATCCGGAATGTCTATGCAAACCCGGGCGAGGTGTTTGACAACATCTATAACATCCCCGAAATCATGGAGACCGGCACAGAGATTGCGGTCTATTACGATGAGTTCATCAAGATGTGCAAGATCAATGATCTGATTAAGATGGGTGCACATGTGTCATTCCCGGGCTTTGGTGCTGCAACGTCAACCGACTTCGAGCGCAAGCGTGCTCTATGGATGCTGTTGAACTGCATCAATGCACTTGAGGGTATCCGCTTCTATGTGAGCTTTGCTTGCTCTTGGGCGTTCGCCGAACTCAAGAAGATGGAAGGTAATGCCAAGATCATCAAGTTAATTGCCCGGGACGAGAATGTCCATCTTGCAATCACAACAAATCTCCTGAAAACCCTACCCGCCGATGATCCAGATTTCGTCAAGATCGCAAGAGATTGCGAGTCCGAAGTCCGGCACATGATCCAAACGGTTGTAGATCAGGAGATCGCATGGGCCGAGTATCTATTTGCAGACGGTTCGATGATCGGCCTCAATGCAAATCTCCTCAAGGAATATGTCTACTGGATCGCATCCAAACGGATGAAGGCTCTGGGCATCAAGCCGACATTCACGGTCGCCCGGGCAAATCCATTGCCATGGACAGAATCGTGGATCGGCGGCGGTGCGGTGCAGGTGGCTCCGCAAGAATCGGAAAAATCCGATTATCTTGAGGGCGGTGGAATGGTAAAGGATGGGCTCGATAGCCTGAAAGGATTTGAACTATGATGGATATCCAATTCACAATCTATACAAAGCCCGGGTGCTCGTATTGCACAAAGGCCAAGGAATTAATCACCCTTCACAAGGGGCGATATAGCGAGCGCATCATTGGAGAGGATATTTCCAGAGACGCATTCCTCAAATTAATCCCGGGAGTTAAGACCGTTCCACAGATTCTCGTGTCTGCTGGTGATGAGGTGGAATTCATTGGGGGATATGACGATCTTGTGCAATGGTATTCCACAACATAAAACTCCATAAATACATGCATGACATGGATTTTTAATGAAGACGAATTTACGGAACCATCCGAGGATCATGTGGGCTTTGTCTATTTGATCACGGAGATTTCTACCGGCAAAAAATATATCGGCAAAAAATTATTTTGGCGCACACTCAAGCTCAAACCCCTCAAGGGGAAAACCCGTAGCCGGAAGGTTACAAAGCAGTCCGATTGGATGAAATATTATGGATCGAGTCTGGCGCTTCAAAATGCGCTTGCCGAGAATGGACCAGAGAATTATAAGCGTGAAATCCTGCACATGTGCCGGAC